ACAAAATTTGGTGCAGATAAACCTAAAAGAGACAAAGCAGAATCCGAAGCAAAGAAAGCTCAAGATGCTTATAACGATGCTATAGATAAGGCAAAATCATTAATTGATGCTCAAAAAGTAAAAGAAGAAGAACTTACTCAAGTTCAGAAACAAAGAGCGGATGTTATGAGAAGTCTAAAATCCGCTGGATATTGGGATAAGTTTTCACCACAACAACAAGAAGCTATTAATAAATCTTTTGATCAAGCGGAAGCCGCAGAAGCTGCTGCTAAAGCGACAGTAGACAGACAAAAAGCAGAAGATGCTTATAATGATTCTATTGCTAGATCTACATCTGCATTATCTTCTCAGTTCGTTCAAGAAAAGCAACTGACAAAAATTCAGAAGCAAAAGTTCGATGATATTACTAAGTTAGTAAATGATGGTACTTGGGCTAATATGACTGACGAGATGCGTCTAAATATTATTGCTTCATGGGATAAAGCAGAAGCTGAAGAAGCTGTTGCTGATGCTACTGAGAAACTAATAAAGCAAGAGAAAGAAAGAGCAAAAGCATTGTTCAGTATCAGAATGATGCTAAATGATACAAATGTATCTGAGAATACCTATAGAGATAATCTTGTTAAGTTAGAAAAACTACTTGATGAAGGTAAGATTTCTTGGTACGAATATGAGCAAGCTGCCTGGAAAGCTCTAAACATTAGACAAACAACAATCAAAGACACCCTTGGTGCAGCAACTGATAAAGTAATACAAGCAACTCAATCAAAGACTGCTAGAGAAAAAGAAGATCTAAGACTTGAGGGTTCTGGTATGAGCAGAAGAGATATTAATATCGCAAAAGCTCAACAAGAAAATCAATTAGAACTTGAAAAAGAATTGCTTGATCTAAAAGAAAGAGCAGATAAAGAAAACGCTCCAGAATCATTTAGAAAAGCTGAAGAAGATAAAATCAAACAGCTTTATAGAGAAAGAGATGCTTGGGTTGCTATAAGAGAGAAGCAAAAGGATGTTCTTGATCAGTCTGATAAACTTGCTAGTGCTTTTACAACTTTCTTTGATGATTCTATTCGTCAGACAAAATCCTTCAAAGATGCTATTGATGATCTAGTACTAGCACTTGCTGATATGGTTTATCAACTACTAGTTATTGAACCTCTCAAGAATAGCTTAAAAGCCACGTTTAACAACATGGGTGGTTTAGACGGTATCATTAGTTCTATTGGTAGTTTCTTGAAATTTTCAGGTACTGGTGGTGGCACTGAAGTGTTTGGTAACATGCCAATGGGTACTTATGCTAAAGGTGGAATGTTTGACTATGGTCTACAAAAGTTTGCTAACGGCGGAACATTCACTAACTCAGTTGTAAGTACTCCTACATTGTTCAAGTTCGCTAAAGGAACTGGTCTAATGGGTGAAGCTGGTCCAGAGGCTATTATGCCTTTGACTAGAGATTCTTCTGGTAGATTAGGTGTAGAAGCCTCTGGTTCAAGTTCTAATGTAGCTGTTGTAGTAAACAACTATAGTAACGCTCAAGCTACTACAAATGAAACTGTTGACTCAAAGGGTAACAGAAGAGTTGAAGTAACTATTGGTGAAATGACAGGTATTGAAGTTGCAAGAAGTGGTTCACCAATGCAGAGAAGTATTAAAGGAACTTTCGGTCTTCAACCTCAACTTATTAGGAGATAATTAATGGCTTATTCCTATACATGGCCGACAGCATTACCTGATGCTCCGACTACTGCTTTTTCTGAAGATTTCGGAATTAACATTATTCGGACTCAGCCAGATGCAGGGCCAGCAAAACAAAGAAGAAGAGCTAATAGACCAAAGACTATGAATTGTACCTTTGAGATGACAAACTATCAGATTACTCAACTTGAGTCATTTGTAAATGATACTCTCAGAGGTACAGCTAGATTTGGCTTTACTCATCCTAGAACTAATGCAGTAGTTGAAGTAAGAATAGTTCCACAGAATGATGGACAGTTATACACAATCAGTTATCTCAACTATGATGTGTATAACGTAAGTATGACAATGGAGATTCTACCTTGAGCAGATTAACATCCCTGTCAGCATCTGCACTGAGGAATATATTTTCACCAGATGCTGACGATGATCTTATGACTTTGTTGACGATCTATGATCAGAATAATAATCCTTCATTAAGATTATCAGATACTTTTACAAAAAGAATTAGTGAAACAGTGGATGACATTGTTTATGGTGTAACGAGTAACGGAAGTGATTATGTATTCGTTCCAATGCAGATCACTTTACCATCTGAAGAAGAAGGTCAAGCTCCTAGATGCAGTATTACACTTTATGATGTAACTAGGTACGTTACTCCTATTATTAGGGCAATGTCAGCCCCTCCTAGAGTAAAACTAGAACTTGCAATGACTCAGACACCTAATGTAATTGAATTATCATTTGATTACTTTTATATCAGCGCAGTTAATTATAATGCAAATAGTGTATCGTTTGAATTGTCAATGATTGATTTTGATAAAGAACCATTCCCTGTGCATTCATTTACTCCTAGATATTTTCCTGGACTTTTCTAATTAATACAAAGGTACAATATGCAATTAGAGAAATACGTAGGTATACCTTACGAAGATAGAGGTAGAGATTTCAGCGGTGTAGACTGCTGGGGTTTAGCTCGTCTAATATACAAGAATGAATATAATATTGATTTGCCTAGTTTCAAATCAGATTATGAAACATCAGATGATGCACCTCGCCTTCGTGAACTAATTGCTCAGTACAAGGAAGGTTGGGAAAAGGTACAAGAACCAAGTGAAGGTGATCTAGTTCTATTTAGAATTCTAGGATCAGAATCTCACATTGGTGTAGCTATTAGCTCTACGCACTTTATTCATTCAAGAGATGGTAGAGATAGTGCTGTAGAATCATTTGCTTCTGCTAAGTGGAAAACTAGAATTGTTGGTTATTTCAAGTACACTGAGAATAAATCAGCTATTCTAAATGCTGTTCCAAATGCTCTAAGAACAGAGAGAGTAACTTTACCTATCCCAGCAGGTACTAACCTAAAGCAAGTAATTGATTGGGTTCAGAAAGAATACGGTGCAAAAGGTTTAGAGACTAATATTTTAGTTATGCTAAACGGTGTTGCTGTACCTAAAGATGATTGGGAAAAAACAATTATTCTTGATTCTGATAAGATTGAATACAGAGCAGTTCCAAGAAGTGATAAAGCAAAGAGAGTTGTTCTTACTCTTGCAGTAGTTGTTGCCGCATATGTTACTGGTGGCACTATTCTAGCCGGAATGCAAGCGGTTGGATATAGCTATGCAGTATCCGTAACTGCCGCTGTAGTAGGATCAGCATTTGTAAGCTATGTTGGTATGGCAGCAGTTAATATGATTGCTCCAATTAGACCACCAGAAGATCCTGGTACTCCTAAACAACAGAATCTTTTCAGTGGTCAGTCTAATCAAACAAGACAATACGGAAGTATTCCTGTAGTTCTTGGAAAAATGCGTTATGCTCCTCCATTAGGATCAACTAATTATATTACTTATGAGAGTGCCAGAGATGCTTATATTTCAATGCTATTGGTATGGGGATATGGTCCAGTAACTATTGATGCTGCTACATTAAAGATTGGCGAAACCGCATTAACTAATTATTCTGACTATACTATTCAGACACTTGAAAGAAAGACAGAACCTACAAGTACTGAACTAGCTGCATTTAATGGAATCTATGGTAAAGATGTTAATCAGGTATATAGTGGACTAACATTAGTCTGTGATGGAAATCCTGAAGGATCTCCTTCTCCTGGACCTTGGACAGAAGCTACTTGTCCTCAACAACTTGATCCAGCTACTGGATTACCTGTACCAATTTCATCAATTACCATTGCTATTCATTTCCCACAAGGTTTGAGAAGAATTACAGTAAAGGGTGATGATTCTGGTAAATCAGAAAGCACAAGTGTATCATTTGGTCTAGAGTACTATAACACAAATAGCTCTACATGGGTTGCTTGGTCTAATTGGAATATTTCTGCAAATAATAAAGACGGATTTACCTATACAGTCACTAAGAGTTTATCAAGTTCAGAAATTGTTTCGGGATTAAATAGTACTACAGTCCGTGTAAGAAGATTAACTGGTGATAATGAAGAAGATAATGAGAATTACAGATATGTATTTGCAAGCGTATTACATACTGTTAGTTTTACAAGAAACGTAACCCCTGCAATTGACCCAGTTAATTGTAAATTAGCAAAGACTGCTTTTAAGATTAAAGCAACTGATCAGTTAAATGGTCAGCTTGAGGGCATTAACGCTGTCGTACAAACTTACGCACTGACATGGAATGGTACTGCATGGGTTATGGGGAATACAAGTAATCCTGCTGCGCTGTTTAGATACGTATTAGAACATCCTGCTAACCCTAGAAGGATTACTGATGCATCAACTCAGATTAATCTAACACAACTTCAGTATTGGCACAACTACTGCTCTTCAAAGGGTTTTGAGTTCAATTACGTACTAGATGGTCAAAGAAGTATTCTTGACGTTCTCAAGGATATTTGTGCCGCTGGTAGAGCTAGTCCTATTCTTGTAGATGGCAAATGGTCAGTAGCAATCGATGAAGCAAAGTCAGTTGTTCAGCATTTTACTCCTCACAATAGCTGGGGATTTGAAGGATCTAAGGCATTACCTAAGATTCCAGATGGTCTAAGAATAAACTACATTGATCAAGATCAGCAATATCAATCATGTGAAGTAATCGTATATAATACAGGTAAATCCGCAGTTAACGCTGAGTTGTTTGAGAGCATTGAATTACCTGGAGTTACTAAAAAGTCACTAGTTATTGATCATGCTCGTTGGCATTTTGCTCAGGCTAAATTAAGACCAGAGACTTATACTCTAAATACTGATATTGAATACTTAGTTTGTAATAGAGGTGATCGTGTAAAAGTAACTCATGATGTACCGATGTGGGGATTGGCTTCTGGTAGAATTGATACTGTTTATACTAACTTATTAAAGTATTCTGAGGAATTCAATCAAGCAATATGGAGTCCTTTGGGTGGTGTTTCTGTTACTCCAAACGCAGTGAATTCACCAACAGGTACTCTTACTGCTGATAAGATAGTAATTACAAACATAACAGATCCTCAAATTGGTCAAGTAGTAAATACAGGAACAGCAATAACTGGTAAAACATTTACTTTCTCTGTTTGGGCATGGACAGATGCTGGTCAACCAACATCAGCTCAGATGTTTATTTATGACGGCCCTATTGCTGAAGTTAAACAACAAAGTATTACACTTAGTACTACACCGCAGCGATTTGTACTTACTGGAACATTTACAAGTTCAGGCAGTACTACTGTAGTTGCTCGTTTCGATCTTGTACAGGGTGCTGGTGCTGCTATTGGAAATTACGTATACTTGTGGGGTGCTCAGTTAGAAACTGGAGCTACCGCAAACGCTTATATTCCAACTACAAGTACTGTTAACTCAATGTGTACTCTTGATGAAACAGTACCTATGGTTGCTGGTACGCAGTACACTGTGAGATTTAGAAGTAAAACTGGAACAAGTACTACAAGAACCGTTGCTGCTAAAACTGCTGATGGTTATTATGATCAGATTACTTTAACTTCTGGTGTTTTGGCAACAGAGGCTGATACAAATGATCTGTTCATGATTGGTGAACTCAATAATGAATCTCAGGATCTTATTGTACTCTCAATCGAACCGACTGATAATAAGTCAGCTAAGTTAGTTCTTGTTGATTATGGTGTAACTAGTACATATAATATCTTTACTGATTACGCTACATTAACGGAATCTACAGTATTTGAAACACAGATTACTCTTCCTCCTACTTTATTAATTGATAGTTTTGGAACAAAGAAACCAACTATTACTGCATTCTTAAGTAATGAAACAGTAATGGATGTTATCTCTACTGGTGTGTTTGCTATCAATATGATGGTATCATATACTAATGATATCAATCTACCAAATACAACTGATTCAGTAGAAGTGCAGTATAATCTAAATTCTGAAACTACAGATATTAATCTAAGAAGTGTAAAGGTTCCTTTTGCTTCAGGTTCAGCTTTGATTGGTAATGTCATCGAAGGTGAAACCTATAAAGTAAGAATGCGTTATGTCGGTAGAGATGGTAGAACTGGTGAATGGACTTCTTACAGTACTCATACTATTACTGGTAAATCAAATCCTCCTGGTACAGTTGCTGGATTCAGTGCAACTGCTGATTTCTTAACTGGTAAAGTAATTCTTTCTTGGACACCTAATGGTGAAAAAGATCTAAAGGGTTATGAAGTAAGAAAAGATAATACTAACTGGGGTGTTAATGATTCAAACAGATTATTCTATGGAAATGCAACTAGTGTTTCCGTGAAGGCTCCTGCTTTGAATACTGAACAACTTTACTACGTTAAGGCATTTGATTATTCTCGAAATTACAGTACTGCTGCGTCAAGTGCATCTTTTACTACTACAGCACCTACTAATTACACTGGAACAATCACAAGTACTTATGCAGATACATCAACTACTGATGCCACTGTTACTTTTGATTGGACGCCTCAGTCACTTCAGGATAACTTAGTAACATTCCCTTCAGAATTTGACAATGCTGCCTGGGCAAAATCTCAACAAACAATAACAGCCAATGCAGTAACTGCACCGGATGGTAGCTTAACAGCAGATAAGTTAATTGCTACTGCTGTAAACACTACTCATTATGTATATCGTCAACCAACATTAGTTGCTGGTCAGGGTTATCGCTGGTCAATCTATGCTAAAGCGGGTGAGTCATCTTTAATTTCTCTATGGCATAGTACTTCTGGTGGAGCCTTTGATTCAAATAGAGGTGCTTCATTTAATCTAACAACAGGTACTGTACATGGTACAACAGGAAGCGTTGCTCCAAGTATTGTATCTTTTGGAAATGGATGGTATCAGATTAGCATAAGAATGCTACCGACAGCTACAGCAACTGCTACATTTGGTTTTGCAAGTCACGATGCAGCAAATACCGGTGGTTACCTTGGTGCATTCGCTGGTGATGGTGTTTCTGGTCTTTATGTCTGGGGTGCTGAGTTAGAGTACGAAGGTGTATTTGCTGTAAAAGCATATGAGCTTACTTTAACTAAACCAGGAAGTGTTCCTACTGTTAGTGTAACAACAGATAGTACAAACTGGAAAACAAACGCTAACTGGATTGGTGATGCTACACTTGCTATTAAGGTGGTTGATGTTATTGGTAATAAGTCAGCATTAGCAAAAACTGCTACTGTTACTAAGAACAGACCAAATGCTCCAGCTTCCGTTACTTATGTGACATCCGGTGCTCAGGTGAGAGCAGAATGGTTACCTGTTGCTGCAACAACATTACCAATCGGTGGTTATGAAGTAAGAAAGAATAATACTAACTGGGGAATTGCTGATAGTAATCAAGTATTCAAAGGTTTGACAACAAGTGCATTATTAAGAAATATTGCTGTTGGTGCAAATACATTCTATGTAAATACTTTTGATACAGATAATGTTTATGCTCAAACAGCATTAACTACAACATACACATCCGTTAACCCAAATCCTGTATCTGGTTTAACTGCTACAATTACTGATACAGCATTAACTACTGCTACAGTTACATTCAAATGGGATACTCCAGCAGTAACTTCATTTGATATTGATAAGTACAATATTTCATTCAATAAAGCTGGTACAGTTATTACTGCTTCATTAAACTCCAATACTTGGACTACTGATGCAAACTGGGTTGGTAATGCTACAATATCAATTACAACAGTTGATGTCGCTGGTCAAACAAGTACTGCTGCTACACTTACCATTGCTAAATTAGTACCTGCAAATGTAGGAACTGTAACAGCAACAGCAGTAGGTGACAGAATGACATTTACATGGGAGCATGTTGCTAAGACAACTCTTCCTGTTTATGGATATGAAGTTAGAAATACTGATGCAAACTGGGGATTGACTAACAATACTAATCTACTGAATAGAAGTACAGGTACAAATACTTGGTTTGTTGAAAAACCAACAACTGGTAGTTATACTTATAAGATCAAAGCATTCGATACTGATTCTAATTATTCAGCAACTGCTACTAATATTTCTTTCACTGTAACAAAACCAGGATTAAGTACAATCTCTGCTCCTGTGTTTGCTAATACTTCAGGAACAGGAAATACTGTAACATTCAATTGGACAGGTACAAAGAATACTTTTGATATCGATAGATACAATGTGTCTTTGACCAAGCCAGGAAACGTAGTAGTATCTGCTACAATTTATGGAAGTACTTGGACAACAAATGCTGATTGGATTGGTGATGCCACTTTATCAGTGACAGCAATTGATGTTGCTGGTAATTCAGGTGATGCTCAAACTTATACTGCTACTAAGACAAGACCAACTGCTCCTACTACCGTTACAGCAACAGCAGTAACAAATGGTACTTTGAAGTTGGTATGGAATGAAGCAACTATTGGTAGTCTTCCGATTGAAGGTTATGAGTTAAGGCTAAGTGGTACAACTCCAGGGACCGCTGGTTTCTTATGGAAGGGTACTGCATTAACTACAGTTATTTCAGAATTAGCACTTGGTGCAAACTCCTGGGATCTGTGGGTATACGATACTGATCTAAGATACAGTACTGCTGCAAAAGCTATTTCTTACACAGTAACTGCTCCTGGTGCAACAACTATAACTTCTTCAGATTTCTCTGATTCAAGTTTGACAAGTGCAACAGTTACATTAAAGTGGAATGAAGTTCTACCTGAGTTTGGTCTAAAAGGATACAGAGTTCAGGATGGTGCTTCATTAAATACGGTTGTTAATAGTACAACAATTACTTTACCTGCTGATTGGCTTGGTAATAAAACTTTCACTGTCAAAACAATTGATAATCTAAATAATGAATCAAGTGCTGCGACAAAGTTAGTTGATAAACAAGCACCGAATCCAGTTAATAATTTTAGAGCGCAAGTTATTGATAATAACGTGCTTCTTTACTGGGATCTACCAACAAGAACATCATTACCTATTTCTCATATTGAGTTAAGAAAAGATGGTACTTCTTGGGAAACTGCTTCGGTTATTGGTGAAAAAGACGGTACATTTACTAGTTATAGTGAATTACAAAAAGGAAACTACAAATACTGGATAAAGGTAGTTGATACAGATAATGTTTATTCAAGCGTTGTTTCGATAACAGTTGATGTTGCTCAACCTCCTGATTTCGTATTTAACAAAGAATGGATAAGTTTCTTGCATGCGACTAGATCAAATGCAAAGACCATTGATTACAAAACAGGTGTTACTACAACAGCTATTACTGGTAACGGTACTACTGCTACAGCTACATTTGCAACGCAATCATATGCTCCATTTATTGTAGGCTCTACGCTTGTAATATCAAATGCTGTACCTTCTACCTATAATGGTATATTTACTGTAACTGCTTGTACAACTAGTTCTGTTAGTTGGTCAAGTACAGAAACAATAACAGCTACTACACAAGGCGATATTAGTTTTGTTAATTCAATTGCTTTACCTGTAAACTTAACAGAAACATTCCAGCAGCATTTTTCAACAAGAACTCTTGCTCTGAATACTACTGCTGTTTCTGGTAATGGTACAACTGCTACTGCTACATTTGCAGCACAAGCAGCAGCACCTTATGTAGTTGGTACAACATTGACTGTTGCTGGTGTAACTCCAGCAGGATACAATGGTACATTTACCATTACAGCCTGTACGACTACTTCTGTAAGCTGGGCTAGTACTCAAACTGGTGCAGCTACTGTTCAAGGTACTGTAACAGCAAGCTGGGCTACTCCTTCGACTCAGGTTTCAGCAGGATATCCAATTTATATTCAACCTCCTGGTATTCCACCAGCGTTGGTTACTGGATATTATGAAGAGACGTTTGATTACGGTACAATTCTTGGAAGTAGTCAGATTACTGTTAACTTGAGTGGAACTGTGCTTTATGGTTCACCAACAATTTCACCTAGAATTAGTACTTCTTTAGACAATATTAGCTACACTGATTATGATGGTTCATATAGTATCTTCGGATTGAATTTTAGATATGTTAAGATTAGAATAACAGCATCTCAAAATTCTTCTGCTGATCTATATAGAATAAATAATCTAAGTCTAAGACTTGATGCTAAACAGATTACTGATTCAGGAAGTGTAAGTGCTTTGAGTACAGATACTAATGGTACAATTATTAACTTCAACAAAGAAATTATTGATGTTACTTCAATCACCGTATCACCTCAAACTACAGCAGCTAGATATGCTGTTTATGACTTCAAGGATGTAGTAATCGCTGGTACTTATTCTGTAACAAGTAATGTTGCTACAATAAATGCTACTGCTCATGGATTGCTTCAGGGTCAAAAAGTAAGATTGTATTTTACAACTGGAACAGCAACTTCTGGTGTTTACACAATTGCTTCTGTAATTAATGCTAATAGTTATACTGTAAATATTACTACAGGTAATACCAGTGGTAACGTAACAACTTACCCAAATAGCATGACTGTTTATGTTTTCGATACTTCAGGCACAAGACAGTCCAACACTGTATCTTGGAATTTAAGAGGATATTAAGGAGAAATGAATGGCTGACCATTCCAAACCGACAATTACCAGCCTTTATGCTGATTTTGTCACAGAACTAAATAATAGATTTACCGATCTATCAATCGGTTTAGATCCAGCATTAGTTACACCAACTAATGTCCCTACTAACACAATTAGATGGTCTAGTGCTGCTTTGAAATGGCAGAAGTGGAATGGTACAGCCTGGAATGATCTAGCGGCATCTTACAGTATCAATATTAACGGTACTGTAGGTGCTACTACTCCTAGTACAGGTGCGTTCACTACACTGAGCACTTCTGGTGTAGCTTCTCTTGCTGCTAATAGTACAGTTAACTCTGTCGCTATTGTTGGTACTACGCTGTCACAAACACTGACGAATAAGACTTTAACTACTCCTTTACTTAGTGCAACAGCATCAGGTACAGCGGCAGGTAGTTTGGGTTATTTATCAGGTGTTCTAAGTTTCGGTGATGGTTCTGCTCAAAGAACTGTAGTTACTACAGATAATACACAGACGTTATCAAATAAGACTTTTAACTCAACTGGTAATGTCTGGAACGGTGGTATTATTGGTGTTACTTATGGTGGTACTGGTACTAGTACTGCTCCTGTACAGGGTGGTATTATTTATGGTTCTAGTACTACCGCTTATGGTACTACTGCTGTAGGTACTGCTGGTCAAGTTCTACAAAGTAATGGAACATCTGCTCCAACTTGGGTTAACTTTGATCTAGCAGTTCATGCTCCTGATTCTTCTTATAAGAAGATTGTTAGAGTTGCAACTACAACAGACGTTGGTGCAGCTACTTTTGCTACCGATGTACTTACTGGTTATCCTAATACCAAGACTCTAGCTTCGACTACAGTAGCAGCAAGTACTACAATTACTACTTCTGGTTCAACAGCGGATCTAAAGGTTGGTTCTCAAGTAAGTACTGCTACAATTCAAGTTGCAGCAGGAACTACTGTAGCTAGTATTTCAAATGCTACTACATTCTTAGTTAATAACAGAGCAGCAATTACTACAACAGCTATTACTGGTAACGGTACAACTGCTACAGCTACGTTCGCTGCTCAGACATACGCTCCGTATGCTGTTGGTGCAAGCATTGTAATCACTGGTGCTACTCCAGCTACTTATAATGGTACATTTACAGTAACCGCTTGTACCACAACATCAGTATCGTGGGCTAGTGCAGAAACAGTAACTGCTACTGTTCAAGGTGCAATTAACTTCACCATTGCTGCGGGTTCTCCTTCTTTGACATTTGCTCAAACAATTGCTGCACTAAATATCGATGGTGTAGCACTTGCATTGAACGATAGAGTTCTAGTAAAGGATCAGTTTTCACTAGGTGGTTTAACTGCAAACGATGCTGCAAAGTACAATGGTATTTACTATGTTTCTGCTGTAGGTAGTACAACAGTTGCTTGGACTCTTACCAGAGCAGCGGATGCTAATTCTTCTACTGAGATTGATGGTGCAATTGTTAATGTCAGCGTTGGTACTGCCAATGGTGGTAAAGCATTTAAGACTTATTTCAAAGGTACAGATACACTTAATACTACAGCGATGTACTGGAATAGACTTGTTGATGAAAAGGCATCTTATTTGATTCCTGCACCATCGACAGGTGTAGGTATTGATCTGAGTGTAGTATCAGGTAGTACTTTGACAGTAGGTGGTAACGTAACTGATTACGCTATTAATTCACTTGGTCAAGAAACATTACTTGCTACAAGTGCAAGTACTTATACTAGAGGTAGTACACTTTATATTGCTGGTGCTCCTGTAGCAAGTACTAACGTTACCATTACTACACCTTATGCTCTTTATATTGCTGCTGGTAATTCTTACATGGCAGGTAATCTATCACTCGGTGGTGATATTGATGTTGCCGGTGGTGATATTACAACATCTGCCGCAACATTTGGTTTAGTTGATACTACAGCTACTACAGTCAACTTTGCTGGTGCAGCAACAACAAGTAACTTTGGTTATGATGGTACAGCAGCAGCCACGCTTAACTTGTTTACTGGTGCTACGGCAGCTAGTACAACTAAAACTCTAAATATTGGTACAGGTGGTGCTGCTAGTTCTACTACTAATATTACCGTTGGTTCTGCTAACGGTGGTACTCTAACAGTTAACTCTCCTAATACTACTTTCAATCAAACTGCTGCTGGTGTATTTAAGATTCAAGCATCTGCTGCTCCTACAGTGGATATGGTACAGATTACTAATACTGGCCAAGGTGTAGCAACTGCTGGTGCTAGTTTGTTGAACATTGCGTTCACTGGTGGTGCTGCTGCTGTTGAATCAAGTGCTGCTGAGATTGCTGTTACACCCAGTGCTACAGCTTCAAGTACATGGTCTGCTTTAAGAGTATCACCAACTGCTGCTGCTGCAACAAGTGTTTCACAGTACGGTGTTAAATTTGATAATATCACTGCTGGTGCTGGTACAGATAGCATGATTTATGCTGGTACTGGTTGGGATAATATCATCAATTACAATGCTACTAGCATCATTGACGGTAGTGGTATAATTAGAAAAGCAGCAGGTGTTACTGCTGGTTCTACAACTGATTCATTTGTAATCTATAACGGTACTACTGCTGCCAATGGTCAGTTTGATGGTGGTACTACAAATCCATCTGGTACAACTAGACTTAATTATGGTGGTATTCTTTATCCTACTGGTGTTAACTTAGTTGGTACATCGGATACTACTACTGCTGCCACTCATTACTTTGTTGAGACTGCCACAGATGGTCAGATTAGACCTAAGACATTAGCTAACGTTCAATCAGAAATTGTAACTAATACTGCTGTTAATGCTGCTGCTGCGACAACTGTAGGTACGGTTACTACTGGTACATGGAATGCTACTACCATTGCTGTAGCAAACGGTGGTACAGGTGCTACTACAGCAGATGCTGCTAGAGTTAACCTTAACGTAATCACAGGTACTACAGGATCGCAAAAGGTTCCTTCTGGTACAACTGCTCAAAGAGATGCTTCTCCTGCCGCTGGTTATTTCAGATTTAACTCTACGCTAAGTAAATTTGAAGGACACAATGGTACAGCATGGGGTGCAGTAGGTGGCGGTGCTACTGGTGGTGGTGCGGATGATATCTTCATTGAGAACGGTCAGACAGTTACTACAAATTATTCAATTACAGCAAACAAGAATGCTATGACTACAGGACCAGTGACCGTAAATTCCGGTATTACTGTGACAGTACCTAGTGGTTCTCGCTGGGTTATTCTATAAGGAGATATTATGCCTATTACTATTGATGGGACAGGAACAATTGGAGGATTATCTGCTGGAGGATTACCTGATCTTAGTGTTACTACAGCAGATCTTGCAAATGATAGTATTACAGCGGATAAACTAAGTAGTGATCAAACTGGTGCTCAACCAATTTATGCTGCTAGAGCTTGGGTAAATTTTAATGGAACTGGGACAGTTGCGATAAGAGCTAGTGGGAATGTGACTAGTATTACCGATAATGCTGTCGGAGATTATACAGTAAATTTCACGACAGCAATGCCAGATGCTAATTATTCAGTAAATTCTGTTATTCAACGCGGAGATGGTGCGGGAATGAACACTGGATTATTCTCACTTTATGGAGCAGCAGCAAACGGATATACTCCAACAGCTTCTGCTGTTCGTGTTATTTCATCAGGAAGTACAGGTACTGCTATTGATGTACCGTGTTATTCTGTCGCAATATTCCGCTAACCAGAAAGGATTAAAATGAATCATAGAATTATTTATCCAAATGATGAAGGAGGTGTATCTATTATTGTACCGTCTCCTAATTCTGGTCTTACAATCGAGCAAATTGCTGAAAAAGATGTACCAAAAGGTAAATCATATAAAATAGTCGACGTATCTGAAATCCCTGAAGATAGATTATTCAGAAATGCATGGGAGTACAAAGAGTGATTGTAATCAATACAGAAAAAGCAAAGAATATAGCTCATGATATCCGAAGAGCTAAAAGATCAGAGGAGTTCGCTCCTTTGGATATCAAGGCTACTGTTCCGCATCTAGCTGCTGAAGCTGAAGCTGCTAGACAAGAAATTAGAAGTAAGTACGAAGTGATTCAGAATGAAATCAATGCTACTTCTGATATTAAAGAACTATCAGATATTGTTAGGGCAATGCAATGAGTACACTTGCAGTAAATTCTATATCACCAGCTACAGGTAGTACTGTTAGTATTCCTGCATATGTTCCTAGTGCGCAATTCTCTCATCGGAACAAGATTATTAATGGTAAGATGGAGATTGCACAGCGTGGGACCGGTTTTGGTTCAGTTACAAGTGGATATACGTTAGATCGATGGCAGGCATTAGAGGATAGTGATGCAATAATAACTGTTAGCCAACAGGCTGATTTGCCAACTAGTAGTGAATTTCAATATAGTCTTAGATTATTCGTAAATGGTGCAGATTCAAGTATAGCTACTACACAATATTCTGGTTTAGCTCAATTAATAGAAGGTTATAATATCCGTGATTTAATTGGTAAAACATTCACATTGTCTTTCTGGGTTCGTAGTAGTAAGACTGGTATACATTGCGTTTCATTCAGAAATTTAGGAGGCGATAGGTCATATATTGCTGAATATACAATTAGTGCAGCAAATACTTGGGAATACAAGTCTGTAACTGTTAACGGGGGATTAATATCCACAGGTACATGGAATTGGACTAATGATATTGGTTTGCGCTTATTTTTTATGTGTGCAGCAGGTTCTGCATGGCAAAGTACATCAAATGCCTGGCAAACAGGAAATTTCCTTGCAACGGCCAATCAAGTCAATTGTCTAGATACCGCCAGCAACATCTTTGCCATCACAGGCGTTCAACTAGAAGCTGGCGCAGTAGCTACTCCATTTGAGCATAGACCTTATGGATATGAACTAAGTCTATGTCAGAGATACTATTTTAGAATTAATGGATCAGGAACTGTTGTAGGTTCTCCATCATTATCCGGTACGGGTGCTACTTATGTTAATATTTCACCACCAACTAGTATGAGATCAGCAGGACAAACACTTGATGTAAGTGGTAACTTCATTATGCAAGACAATACTACGAGTGTAACTCCTGGTTCTTTTACAGTACAAAATACACATCCTGACTCTTTTCAGTTCAGTGTTACGCATGGTACTTTGGCTACTAATAGTGTTCGTAGATTGTATATAAATGACAGCACTTCTTACTTTGGTGTAAGTTCAGAACTATAAAGGATAAATATGTCACAAATAGCATTTCAAGGTAATGCAAGTGGTACTGGTACTTTTACCATAGCTGCACCTAATAGCAATACTAATAGATCCTTAACATTACCTGACGCAGCAGGTGAAGTAGTATTGGATTCAGCTACTCAAACTCTTACTAATAAAATTATTCCTCTAAAATCAGGAACTTCTGTTGCAACAACTAGCGGTACTTTTGTTGATTTTACTGGTATCCCTTCTTGGGTTAAAAGAATTACTGTAATGTTTACCGGTGTATCTACAAGTGGTGTTTCATCACACCGACTTCAGTTAGGTAGTACATCCATAACTACGTCAGGTTATGCATCCGTTGGTACAAGAGTATATACAACAGTTACAGCCGCTTCATCAACTACAGGTTTTGATATGCCGTATGATAACGCAGCTTTTACAAGCACAGGAACTCTTGTCTTGACTAACATAAGCGGAAATACTTGGATTTGTTCAGGAATTGTCGCTAGTACAACAAGTACAGTTATCAGCGTACAGGTTGCTGGTTCGGTTACTTTAGCGGGCGTTTTAGATCGTATTCGTATTACTACAGCCAATGGTACTGATACATTTGACGCTGGTAGTGTTAATATCATTTACGAATAATCATGCAAATACTAATCTATATTCTATCAGGAGTAATCTCCTTTTATCTTCTCTGGATCTTTTACCTAGCAGTCATGAACTTAAAACGAGTTCGTGATCTAGGGGGATTAACTAGAACTACGATTATTCTAGGTACTCCTATATTGATTCTCGGTTATATTATTGATTTTATCTGTAATGTATTCTTCTTGACTTTTATTCTATTGGAATTGCCTCAAGAAACTACAGTAACTGCTAGATTAAAACGACATAATAGGACTTCAACTGGTTGGAGAAAAGCAGTAGCTACTTGGTTTGAACCAATCGTAGATCCGTTTGATCCAAGCGGTAATCATATTTAATAAAACGAGGAGAAACATGGGATTTGCTTATATAACAAAAGATGGTGATATTAGACTTGCGGTAAATAAAGTTTCTCCTTTTGAAAGACTACAAGAAGGTGAAAGATTAGCTACTTATAATCTACCTGAAGTTGATAATGAATTATACGCAGTTTCACCTGTTATTCCAGTAACGGGTGATTCTGTTGAATTCACAATAGAAGAAAGACCTGATATTCTTGATAAGGTTAAACTCAATAAGAATAAAGTTGTACAGAATTATCTAGATACCAAAGCTAGAGAACGTGGATACGATAGCATTATCAGTGCTGTTAGTTATTCAAGCGATGCAACTTGTCCTTTTTATAATGAAGGTATTTCTTTTTCTAGATGGAGAAGTTCTTGTTGGGTTAAGGCTTTCGAAGTACTAAACCCTATTACTCAAGTTAGCTCAATGCCTTCTGATGAAGAGTTAATAAACAGTTTACCGCTGTTACAATTATAATAAAATTAGCAATTTACTATTCAGTAATTTAATGGTATAATATGTTTTCAGAATATATGAAAGGAAAATAATGCAACAATCACAACAAATTAAACTAGATCTTGCTCTGCAAGAAGTAAATGCACTACTACAGATTCTTGGTGATCTACCAACAAAAACAGGTGTATATAGTTTACTCATGAAGATTGAATATCAAGCTAAAAAACAGCTTGAAGCTAAAGAAGATAGTTCTGAATAATATTAAGTCATGAGCCAGCCTGAGTGCTGGTTTTTATTTTCGAATTACAGAAGGGATTGCAAGTATGGATTCTTCACTTGCCATAGAAATTTCACAAATTGCTGCAACAGGTGTCTTATCAGTACTTGCGGTACTGCTAGGTTTCAAAAAGATATTTAAGTCAATCAGCGATACAAATGCTGAGAGCAATGTTACTAAATTAATGCACGAAGAGCTTACTAGAATGTCAGGATTAAATACTAATCTTACAGTTGAACTAGGTAAACTACAGCAGGAGATTATTCTTCTGAACAGACAATTGATTACTTTAAGCGAAGAGAATCAAAGATTGCATATCGAAGTAGCATCCTTGACTGAAGAAGTTGCTAGACTTAAAGTACTACTTGAGGGGAAATAAAAGATGCTACCGTTGATTGCCGGAATTGTAAGCTCATTGCTTGCTAATAATCTACCCAAGATTGCTCAGGGTGTTATCGACAAAGGTCTGGATGTTGTCGAAGAAAAACTTGGTGTTAAGCTAGAACCAGACATGTCACCTGAGAAGATTGCTGAGATTCAAGCGGCTGCTCAGAAGCATGAAGAATTCAAGATCGAGCAGGATAATAAAAATACTGCTGATGCTAGAGATATGCAGAAATCTGCTCTTGCTCAAAGTGATGTCTGGGCTAAGAGATTTGTGTATATGTTTATTAGTTTCTGGTCAATTGTTGCTGCTGTCTATATTGCGTTTGTAACCTTTGGTTATGTACCTCCTGAGAATGTCAGAGTAGTAGATACGCTTCTTGGTTTTATTCAAGGTACAATCGTAGCTACAATGTTTAACTATCTTCTTGGTTCATCAAATAGCTCAAGTCGTAAAACTGAT